TTCTTCACCAGCTAACAATATTACATACGGTGATAAATCAGGACCAACTGGTTATATAGGTGAAGAAAGAAAAGATCTTATGAAATACAATCCAGTAGATGATAGAGCTGGCGTGAGTAGATATAAAGAAGAAAAATAAATGGCTTTTAAGCTGAAACCACCATTTAATATAAACGGTTCTCCAGTATATGAAAGAGAACTAGAAGAAGGGTGTTTAGGTAAAGGAAACAAAAATGGAACTATATTAGTAAACCCTGATCAAACAGCGGAAGCTAAAGAAAGTGTTATAGAACATGAAGAAATACATGTAGATCAAATTAAAAGAGGAGATCTTGATTATGATGATGAAAACGTATATTGGAAAGGTAAAACTTATCCTAGAAGTAAAATGAAAGAGGGTAATCCTAATTTGCCTTGGGAAAAAGAAGCTTACAGTAAAACAGATCCTTACGAAGCATTATGAGTAAAAAGAAATTTAAAGATACAACCGTTGGCCAGTTATTATTTGGCGCGGCTTCTGTAATAAATCCTACATTAGGAAATGTATTGCAAGGGGTAACTTCTCCTAAAGAAGCTATTGAAGCTATTACTAAATCTGACGCTAGTTTAGATGATAAAATAAAGCTGCAACAGTTAATATACGACCAACAGAACAAAGAGATACAATCTATCACTTCCAGATGGCAAGCCGATGCTTCATCAGATTCNTGGCTTTCGAAAAACGTACGTCCACTAGTANTAGTGTGGTGTATANTTATATTTTCGTTAGCTGGTATTCTTGATAGCATTGANNACTTGCCTTTTCATATTAATAGCTTATGGAATGATACTTTNGANAAGGTNATGATGTCNGTAATNTTAGCNTATTTCGGAGGTCGCACGACGGAAAAAGCTACAAAAATATATAAAAAGTAAAACAAAACTTTAACAAGTAATAATAAATATAGTAATAACAATTAAAATTTAATCAAATGAGTGAAAAAGTAAACAAAATTGAAGAACAAGAATTAAAAACAGTTAAAGAACAAACAGGAAAGATACAACAATGTGTATTAGATCTTGGTTCTTTAGAAGTAAAGAAAGCTGAAATTATGCAGGCTTATTCTGAGTTCTTAAAAGAATTAGATGTAACTAAGAAAGAACTTGAAGAAAAGTATGGTCAAGTTAATATCAATTTAACTGATGGTTCTTACGAAGAAGTAAAAGAAGAAGAGAAGACTGAGGAAAAATAAACATGGACTCAGTTATAAGAAAGATAAGTATAGGCGCGGACTATAAAAACGAAGCTATGCATTATTCTATAGGTCAATCAGTTTATGGTGGACATATAATTCATAGTATCGATTTAGACGAAGCAGATAATTCTTATAATATTTATATTAAAAAAGCAGATGAAGTTATGCCATGGAAAAAGTTTAACTCTAACATGGCTATCTCTGTTGAATATGATTTAGAATATTAATGAATAGTATATATGATTTTATTATAACCCCTAAAGAAGGTAGGTATAATAATAAAATAAGTATAGATGATAAAGAGCTGATTACCAATACAAGTGTTGAAGACCACAAGATTGTAAGCAGACACGCTGTTGTTAAATCAGTTCCTTTAGCATATTCTTTTGATATTAATATAGGTGATGAAGTAATAATACATCACAACATATTTAGAAGATGGTACGATATAAAAGGCAATCAAAGAAATAGTAGTCAATATTTTAAAGAAGATTTGTATTTTTGTAATCCTAATCAAATATATTTATATAAAAAACAAGATAATTGGCTTCCTTTCATGAATAGATGCTTTGTGATGCCAATAAAAGAAAACAACTCTCTAACAACAGATATTGAAAAGAAATGTGTTGGTATACTGAAAATAGGTAATAGTGAGCTAGAAGCATCTAATATTAACCCAGGAGACTTAGTTGGTTATAAACCAGGTCGTGAATGGGAGTTTGTCATAGATGGCAAGCGAATTTATTGTATGAAATCAAATGATATTGTTATAAAGTATGACTACAAAGGAAACGAAAAAGAATATAATCCAAGCTGGGCGAGTAGCAGTTAAAGAGTTAATTAAAGTTGCTAAAGAACCTATTATAGATTTTGGACCAGACATTTCCGCGGATAGATTAAAAAACGCAGCTGCTACAAAAAAGTTAGCTATATTTGATGCTTTTGAAATACTAAATAGGATTGAAGAAGAACAAAATATGTTAGAAGACAAGCCTAAAGAAGAAGTTAAAAAAGAAAAGACCTTTAAAGGTTTTGCAGAAGGGAGATCTAAATAATGTACAAGCAAGTTTTATATAAGATTTTAGATAACCATATTAAACCTAAAATTATTAAACGATTAAATCGTTATAATAAATGGGAATATGGATACAATAAAGAACATGATATAATTGTAATATCAAAGACAGGTAAAATAGGTGATATATATGAGGTACAAAATCTTAAAATAGCTTTACCTAATGAAGAAAATGTTCATAAATTTAAAGAGGATAAGTGGAGTAAAACAGAATATCCCAAAGCTTTAGGTAGAATTAAAACTGTTTTTGACTGGAAAGAATATCCAGAGGATTTTAAAGAAAAATGGTTTGAATATATTGATGAAGAATTTAAAANACGTGAAGAAGGTTTTTGGTTTTATAATAGAGGTAAAGCTACTTATNTTACTGGCACTCATTACATGTACTTGCAGTGGAGTAAGATTGACGTTGGGGCACCAGACTATAGAGAAGCCAATAGAATATTCTTCTTATTCTGGGAAGCTTGCAAAGCAGATACAAGATGCTATGGAATGTGCTACCTCAAAAACCGTCGTTCTGGATTCTCTTTCATGGCATCCGGAGAAGTTGTAAACTTAGCAACAATATCTAGTGATTCACGTTATGGAATATTATCTAAAACTGGTCCTGATGCAAAAAAAATGTTTACTGACAAGGTTGTTCCTATATCAGTTAATTATCCTTTCTTCTTTAAACCGATTCAAGACGGTATGGATAGACCTAAAACTGAACTAGCTTATAGAGTACCTGCATCTAAGTTTACAAGAAGAAGTATTGAAGCTGGTAGCGAAGCTATAGATTTACAAGGATTAGATACTACTATTGACTGGAAAAATACAGGAGATAACTCTTATGATGGTGAAAAACTTAAACTACTAGTACATGATGAAAGTGGTAAATGGGAAAAACCAAATAATATTCTTAATAACTGGCGAGTTACAAAAACAACTCTAAGATTAGGTAGTAGAATTATTGGTAAGTGTATGATGGGATCAACATCTAATGCTTTAGACAAAGGAGGTAGAAACTTTAAAAAATTATATGATAGCTCAGATGTTACAAAACGAAACCGCAATGGACAGACTAGCTCGGGATTATATTCTTTGTTCATACCTATGGAATGGAACTACGAAGGATACATTGATTCTTATGGCTTACCTGTCTTCGATACCCCAACTACTGAAGTCTCAGGACCACAAGGAGAATTTATCGATCTTGGTGTCGTCGAGTATTGGGAAAACGAAGTTGATGGATTAAAAAATGATCAAGACGCTTTAAACGAATTTTATAGACAATTTCCTAGAACAACTAAACATGCATTTAGGGACGAGTCTAAATCATCTTTATTTAATCTAACAAAGATATATCAACAAATAGATTTTAATGAAGATNCTAATAATAAATCTGCTGTAACACGAGGTAACTTTTTATGGCAAAATGGTATAAAAGATACAAGAGTTATTTTTTCTCCAAGTAATCAAGGTAGGTTTTTCATAACCTGGATACCTGATGCTAATCTACAAAATAGATATATAGAGAAAAACGGTATTAAATACGCTGGTAATGAACACATGGGAGCATTTGGATGTGACCCTTACGATATATCAGGTACCGTAGATAAAAGAGGATCAAATGGATCTTTACACGGTTTAACAAAATTTAGTATGGAGGATGCTCCTGCTGATCATTTCTTTTTAGAATATATAGCTAGACCACAAACTGCAGAGATATTCTTTGAAGATGTATTAATGGCTTGCATATTTTATGGAATGCCTATACTTGTAGAAAATAATAAACCTAGATTGTTGTATCATTTTAAACGTAGAGGATATAGAGGTTTTGCGATGAACAGACCAGATAAGGTTTGGAACAAGTTGTCAGTAACAGAAAAAGAAATAGGTGGTATACCTAATTCAAGTGAAGATATAAAGCAAGCTCATGCCGCGGCAATTGAGTCTTATATAGAAAACTCTATAGGTTTTAATGGAGATAGTTATGGAGATTTATATTTTCAAAGAACATTAGAAGATTGGGCTTCTTTTGATATAAACAATAGAACATCTCATGATGCTTCTATTAGTTCAGGTCTTGCTATAATGGCGTGTAACAAAAATAGATACGCACCAGTTAGTAGAAGAAAAAGAAAACCAATTGATTTAGGTATAAAAA